GAGCGTGCTGAACGCGGGGATCAGCGGGACCTATCCACCGGACACGACGGCCCCAACCACGCAATACGGCTGGACTCAAGTTTCCACCCAGGCTGTGGCGCCGGCGGGCACAGTGAAAGCGCATGTGCAATGCGCAGTGTTTCTGGTGAATAGCACCGGCGCAGCGATCGCGATGCCGTCGAGCGCCTACCTGACGGCGGAATTCGACAATCTGGGGCTGGCGCTGGTGTCGCCGGTGGCAACCTACGGAAACATGCCGAGCAATGGGCCGATTCCGGTTGCTGTGCGGTTTCCCAAGCCGATTGAGATCATGGATTCCGGCTGGATCAACAACGGGCCCTCCTACCGCGTGCAGTTCGAGCTGGAGGAAGTCTGAAAAGTGAACCCCCTATACCATCCGTCGCGAAGTTTCATGAAGTGCGGCTTTTCTTGGGAAAAAGCCGCGCGTAGATTGATTGCCCAGACCATCCTCGTAGGGGGTTCACTTTGAGGCCGGTCTTACCTCCAGGACTGAACGAATGGCCGCCGGGGATCACGGGGCCAACATCTGGCGGAAGCACGCCCACGCCGCCGGTTCCTCCGGGAACGCCTTCCGGCAATCCGACGCAGGCTCCGCAGACGAATCCGACGCAGCCGGTGGTGACGCCGCCGGCGAACGCGGCCGGCTACCCGCCGATGAATGTGTTATCGCTGGCCGCCAACGCGGACCGGCAAAAGCTGGCGAGCGGGGATCAGTGGCTGATTCTGCTGGCGATCAGCTGGAACGGGCAATACATTCGGCTGGCGCGGAACAACGAGCCGGTGACCTTCGACGCGGGCGACGGCTTTGGGCCAATGGTCTATCAGCCTTTCGCGTTCGATATCGAGAGCCACACTCCCACGGGCGCGCAACTGCCGACGGTGCTGTTGAAGGCTTCGAATGTGAACCGGATGCTGCAAGGCATCGTGGAGCAATATCAGGGCGCGGTGGGCGCAATCGCGTTCATTTATGTGGTCAACACGGCCAACCCCAGCGGCGAACCGGATCTGGCGCTGCAGATGACCATCCTGGACACAAGCTGCACGGCGCAAGCGGTCACTTTTTCGCTGGGCGCGAGATCCCCACTGCGGAATCTTTTCCCACGGTTCACCTACCAGGCGAACTACTGCATGTGGAAATACAAGAGCAAGCAATGCGGGTACACGGGGAACCTCCCGACCTGCGCGCTAACGCTGGATGGATCGAACGGATGCCAGGCACACAACAATCAGACACGATTTGGGGGATTCCCGGGGATCGGGACGAACGGTGCGGCGATTGCGAGCCAGATATGAAACTGTCGCCGCGCATATATGCCGATCTGGTGGGAAAGCCATTCCGAAAGGAAGGGGTTGGGCCCGCGGGGTATGGGTGCGTCGGGCTGCTGCTGGAAGTGATGCGGCGGCTGGGGCATGCCGTTCCTGAATATGCGGAGAGCGACGCGGCGCTGAAGTTGGCTATCGGCGAGCTTGGCGAGTGGGAGAAGGTTGCGGTTCCCAAAGCTGGAGACGCGGTGCTGCTGCGCTCCAGCGAGCCGGACTGGCATGTGGGCGTACTGATCGATCAGCAGCACATGCTGCATGCGCATCCGCACGCCGGGGTGGTTGTGGAGCGGATTGACGGGCCGCTATATCGACGGCGGATTGAGGGGTTCTACAGATGCACGAAATAGCGCTGCTTCCGAAGAAAGATCGCGGCGAGGTTGTGCGGCTGGAGCCGGTGAAGGTGATCCAGATCCTGAACCCGTTTCGCCCTGCGACCGAGCGCAAGGAGACGGTGCTGGAGTGCGTGCCGGGGGAATACGTCTGGCAGACGATCGAACGCGCGGGGCTGAAGGTGCGAGAGCATTGCGCGGTGACCCTGAACGGCGGCCTGCTGACGACAGAAGAACTCTCGACAGCGCGCACGCGTCCGGGGGACTGGATCACGATTGCATTTGGCGTGGGCGGTGGCGTTTGGGCCTTCATTGGAACATTGGCACTGGCGCTGGGAATGGGCGTCGCGATGTTCCTCGCGCCAGAGCTGGTTCCTGTGTTGGCTCCATATCTCGCAACCGTGGTTGGGTCCATGGTCGTTCAGGGAGCCGCCCTTTTGGTCTCCGCGTTAGCGGGTGCATTCAACAGCGGCGGGGTCTCGGCGCTGAATCCTACGCAGACTTATAATCCCGCGGGTCCGCAAACGACGGCGCGGCCGGGGGGCGTGGTTCCGAAGGCCTACGGAACCTTCGGCTGGGGCGGCAATATCATCTCCAGCTATGTCAGCTTCGATGGAACGATGAACGAATACGTCAACATTCTGGTGGGATTCGGGATGGGGCAGGCCTCCGCGATCAAGAACCTGCTGATCAACGGCAAGCCGGTGTTCGGATATCGCGATCTGAGCTATCAAACCCGGCTGGGCACGAACGATCAGACGCCGGTGTGGGGCTTCAATCAGACGATTGCCGGTTATCCGCAGGAAATAGAAATGTTGGCCTCGGCCGGACCGATCATCGTTCCGGGAACAGGCACGCTGACGCAGACACTGCAGGTCTCGGTGAAGTTCCCCGGCGGGCTGGTGCGCTACGACAACAGCGGCAATCAGAAAGAAGTCAGCTACGCGTACAAGCTGGAATACGCGGTGGACAACGGCACCGGCACGTACAGCTGGCAGCCGGTGGTTGCGCCGCGCGACACGGAGCCCATCACCACGGTCGATCACAACGGATTCATTCACTATCCCTACTGGATCGCGATTCCGACCGATCGCTATGCCAACGAAGGCATCGTTTACGATTTCGACATCAACATCGGCAATCACAGAGTTGGAGATCCCTACTCCGCCGATCCGAGCGTAAAGGTCTACAGCATCGACAATTCCAACTCCACCTATCCGGTGAGAGAAGTGGGAGAGTGGGTGCCGTACGATTCCACGCATGCCATTTTCTACACGCAGGTGAAGGATTGGTGGGGCGGGTGGCGCATCGTGTCGCAGATGACGACGACGCCTTTCTACGACAATGTTTCGATCTATGGGCTCTCCCCCAACAAATACGCGGTGCGGGTGACGTTCTGGGGAGCTGGGCCGCACAATCAGTCCATCCCGCCGGGCGACGTGACCGACGCGCACTACACCGCGCAGGGATGGCTGTGGAACATCAACGAAGTCGAATATAACGACTTCAGCTATCCAAACATGATTCTGGTGGGCATCCGCGCGCTGGCGACGAGCCAGCTGAGCGGGCAGAACATGCAGGTGATGGCGACGATCACGCATGACATCGGCGAAGATACCACGCTGCCTCCGGAGCTTTCCGGCTACGAGCATGACAATCCGGCCATCGTGGCGTGGGACATCCTGAACAACCCGATGTACGGGATGGCGCTGCCCTGGAGCCAGATCGATATCCCGGCGTTTGTGACGTGGGCGAACTTCTGCGACGAGCTGGTGACGAATTCTTTTGGGACGACGCACCGACGCTTCGTTTTCTCCGGGGTGTTCGATCAAATGTCGAATGCATGGGCCTGCCTGCAGCAAGTGGGGCAGATGTCTCGCGCCATGATCGTGGGGGTGGGCGCGATGTATTCTGTGACGCTCGATGCTCCCAGCGCGCCGGTCCAGATCTTCACGGTGGGCAACATCAAAGCCGATTCGCTGCAGGAAACGTGGATCGGGCTCGACGATCGCTGCAACCTGATCCAGGTGACCTTTGCCGATGGGGAGCGCAATTATCGCAGCGATCTGCCGGTCAGCGTCATCGGCGCGAGCGAGGTGCTTTCCGGGTTGCCTCCAAAGACGACGCGGGTGAGTCTGCTGGGCTGCACGAATCGCGACCAGGCATGGCAATGGTCCTACTTCCAACTGCTTTCGACGCAGACGCTGCTGCGCGCCATCACCATCAAGTGCCCGATTGAAGCGGTAACATGCCAGATTGGCAGCGTCATCGGCGTGCAGCACGATGTGCCGCAGTGGGGCTGGGGCGGGCGTGTGCAGCCCGGATCGACCTCGACGGTGGTGAACATCGACCGCGACGATCTGCCGCCATTCACGGGTGGCGCGGGATGGACGCTGAGCGTGCAGCATCCGAACGTGGCACGTGGAACATCGACGGTGACCGCGACAAGCACGGACAGCAATGGCGAGACATTCATCACGCTGAATGCGGTGCCCGCGGGGCGTCTGCTGCTGATGGTTTCGGCATCCGGCGCGACGCAGGCAAAGGTATTCGGTGCAACCGGCAATGTTGTGCAGATCAGCACGCTGGGGGATATTGCGACCGGCGAAACGGTGACGCTGTACGACCAGAATGTGATCGACATTGCGCTGGTGGAGAGCGTGGTCGGCGATGCGGTGACGCTCACGGAGCCGCTGTCGCAGGCACCGATTGCGGATGCGCCATGGTGCTATGGCCAGTCGATGGGCTTTCAGCCGGCGACGCTGTTTCGCGTGGTGGATCTGAAGCAAACCAGCGATTTCGAAATCACGATCCGGGGCCTGGAATACAACACGCTCATCTATGAAGATGCGGTTCCGAACTATGGTGAAGTGGTTTCGACGCCAACGATCAATGCCTCGGTGAGCAATTTGACGCTGAGCGAAAACTTCCAGACATCGGACCCTAACAATCCCGGGGCTTCGCTGATCAGCGTGGGTTGGCAGAATGGGCCGAACACGGCAGGCGCGCTGATTTATATGCGGCCGTCGAATCTGTATTATCCGACGCTGCCCAACGCGGGCTGGAGGTTGTTGGGCAATGTGAAGGGAGCGAAGTTCTCTTTCTGGGCGGCGCAAGACACAGAAATCGAGGTTCAGGTTGTCGGCTTCGATACGCTGGGGAATCCCGCGCCGCAATCGACAGCTCCGACCGCTTCGATTCTGGTTTTGGGGCCTGGCGGGTTGCCGCCGGCGGTGACGACGTTTGCGCTGGTGACCACGGCGGTTCCCGCGACAACGCAGACGGCGCCGGGGCCGCAGTTCACCTGGAAATCGGTCGATGCGAAGAGCAGCTATGAAATTCGCTTCGTGCAGGATGACTTCACCGGGCTCGGCTCCGATTGGGTGAACGGGACGGTCATGGCGGATATTGCGCCGGCGGCGGCTGCCGGCGTGACGATGAGCTGGACCGCGCCGAAGAATCTGTATGGGACCTACCTGATTTCGAGTTTCCTGAAACCTCCGACCAGCGTGAACGGCGCGCCCTCGACATTTCGGAGTTCGGCATTTTCGCAGCCGCAGCTCGTGGTGTACGGGACGGTCCAGGATTGGCAGCCGATCCAGTTCACGGGAATCCCGCTCAACAATCCTGTCGCCAAGATGCCGTTTAGTCTCGGCGGACTGGCGGACGCCACGGTGACAGCGCAAACTACCGCGACCAACGCGATGACGGCAGTCTTGCTGCAGAACCCGAACTTCGCGGCGGGGGACGTTGGCTGGAATCTGACCGGGCCTTGGGGAATTGTCGCGGGCGCCGGATATGCAGGGTCGGGTTATCTGGCAAAAGCGACCGGGCCGACAACGGGAACCTGCTCCAACCTGCAGCGCATTTATTGTGGGGGGGGGACTGTTCTGGCCGCGTCATGTTTCGCAACCAGCACCGCCGGCGCAACGGGAACAGCTCATGTTCGAATCGTATGGTTCGATGGAAGTGGCGTGCAGGTTGGGAACAGCTACGGAAACGCGGCGAGGGAAGGGTTTGGGTGGCAGCAATCGCGCGTGGCGGCCACCGCGCCCGCTGGCACGGCCTACGCGGAAATCGCCTTCGAGGTTCTTCCGCCCGTGGCTGGAACGTGGTATTTCGGCGGTTTTACCGCAACAATTCAGCCAAACAGCCTGGATGAAGTACCGGACGGCGGCGGTCGCTTCGCCGCGATTGAAACTGGCGCTGACAAAACGCTAAACCATGTGCTGACGACTGCGGCATTCGGGCCACCCTCATCCGTTACTGGAAATGGCACCATAACGCTGTTTGCCTGGGATGTGATCTCGAACGATCCAAGCGACGTTTTTAATTTGAGCGCAGAGTGTTCAGTTCAATTTCCAGCCAGCGACACGATCAATCTATACGCATATGCCGACGGCACAAAACGATTTGGATACGGTCAATGCACTTCACAAAATAGTTCCTATCCTCAGAATGTTCCCTTCATAGGAAGCGTGACCGGCCTAGCGGCTGGGCCTCACACGATAACACTCACCTTTGAAACAGGCGGGATATTTTCAGCCACCATCATCGAAAACACTTGCTATACGCTTCTCCAGCAGATCAGTTCCTAAAAGCGAGATGACGTGAATCAGATTCAATTGCTCAATGTTCTTTCGATCTTATTTCCGGGTTCGTTGTATCCGCGGGACTATACGCTGGCTGTCGATGGAAGCGGCAACGCATCGATCAGCATGTGGAGCGGCACGATAGGCGCGCAGCCCACGGCGGATCAGCTTGCGACAGAATTGGCCAGTCTTCAATTTCAGCAGGCGCAGGCGGCACAGATTGCGCTGCTGGGAGCGGCCTATCAGGCGGCGGTTGCGTCTGCTGTCGCATACATGGGTACAGCGTTCATGGACGATCCGGAGCATCAGCAATTGCTGGCGCGGGCGGTGCAGGCCTACACGCTGGCGGGCGCGGTGCCAGCCGGATTCTTCGTGCCCGACGTGAACAACGCGCCGGTGGCGATGACGCTGGCGCAATTGCAGGGGCTGGCGGCGGCCGTCGCCGCGCAGGAGTGGGCGGCCTTCTCGAAGTGGATGACGCTGCAAAAAGATGTCGCGGCGGCAACGACGATTGCGGCGGTGCAGGCGATCGTCTGGTAGAAATTGGCGCTCGGCGCGGGCCATGGGATTCTTTCCGTGATGACCCCCTCCCTGGAAGTGATCGTCGCCGGAATTTCGCTCGCCGTGCAACTGATCGTGGCTGCATATGTTTATGGGAAGTTCACTCAGAAGATCGAGGAAAACAGCGAGCGCACGATTGAACACGCGAAGGCGCTGGAGATTCACCGGGGCCGACTCGATGGTCATGATGTGCAGCTGGGCGAAATGAAAGCCTGGCGCGACGGCTACAATGCCGCTTCGTCGCAGAAAGTGAATCTCTGACATGGCCGACGTAAAAAAGGCCGTAGAGAGTGTGCTGCGCGAGGAAGATGCGTCGCTGGGCGGCATCATCACGGACACGAAAGGCGACGACGGCGGAAAGACCCGCTTCGGAATCGCCAGTAAGTACCATCCTGAGCTGGTCGCATCGACCTTCTACACAACGATGGACGCCGCGGACGCGCTGCAGGTCGCAATCTTGACCATGGAACATGCCTACGCCACGCCGCTGCGCACGGCGGATATTGTCGACCAGGCGCTGGCCACAAAGATCCTGAGCTTTGGCGTGAATGCGGGTGTCGAAACCGGAGCCGCCGCGCTGCAGCATGCCATCAATCTGACGCACCCGGGCATCTCTCCGCTGATCGTGGATGGGAAGATTGGCGCGGAGACGTTGCTGGATATCCAGATGTGTATGCCGACCAGTCTGCTGAACAGCTTTCGCCTGCGCATGATCGGCTACTACAACGCCATTTGTCGCTCCAAGCCTTCGCAGATAAAGTTCCTGTGCGGATGGATCGATCGCGCGCTGGCCTGACGGGAGAGTCCCATGAAAAGCGGATTGCTGTGTTGCCAATTCTCGACGGAAGACGGGCTCGGATCGGGCCTGATTCGCTATTTGAGCGACAGCGACTTCAGCCACGTTGACCTGATGATCCCGCAAGGCATCGCGCTGCAACACGGCCGGCCCATCCCCACGCGCTACGGATTGCTGGGGGCCCGGTTCAACGGCGGCGTCCAATTGCGCGCGCCGAACTATGCGACGTTCACGCGCATCGCGCTGAAGGGCTGCATCGTGCCGGATATCCACGCGGCCTACAGTTTTGCGTTTGCCCAGTTAGGCAAGCCGTACGACAAAGGCGCGATTCTCGATTTCTTTCTGCACCGCACGCGGCAATTCACGCCCGATGAGCCGAGCTGGTTTTGCGACGAGCTCGCCTACACCGCGTATGCGCAAGGCGGGAAGCTGCTGCTGTCCACGAATAATCCGCTGGATCTGACGCCGCAAGAGATGTATCTGTCGGACGATCTGCTGACGCAGCAGGGAGCTTGAGCGCATGAATTTCTTACTTGGGCATTGGACGCAGATCACGATTGCCGGCGCCTGGGTCGTCTCCCATTTGCGGAAGTCGATCCCGGCGCGTGGAACGCCGCAGTTCTGGCGATCCTGGGCCTACAACGTTGTGTCGGGTGATCCCCCGGCAAAATCTAACCCGCCAGTCTGACTGGCAGAATCGAGCAACGCAATGAATTTTCTTACGCACATCGGCAATTTCTTTGGGCAACTGCTCCACATCGGAACCGAAGTCGCGCAGGTCGCGACGCCGTTTGTCGATCTGGCGTTTCCCCAGGTGGGGCCGCTGTATAACTCCGCGCTGGGGCTGGTGATTGCCGCCGAAGCGGCCGCGCCTGCAGCCGGAAGCGGGGCGCTGAAAAACGAGCAATTTGTCGCCAACCTTGTTCCGCAAGCCGAGGCCTGGGCGGCGCAGAACAATCTGGCGTGGCCGACTGCGGACATCAACAAATGGGCGAATGCCACCGGCGCGGCACTGGTCGCCAGCCTGAAGCTGATCCCGGCGCCAACGCCCGCACCCACCAAGCCAGCAGTTTAGCTCACCCCCAGCCTGGCGCTGTTGGCTGCAACGCCAACCGCGCCGGTGCGTGTTTCCGCCCCTGCAACACTACCCCTCGCGGTAATCCTCCCACTCCGTTACCAAAGACTGCGCGCGCAGTGCCTAAATTCCCGGCGCAACAATACGAAACCATCCATACTCAATCGATTATCACTGCCCGCTCACGCCTTCGCGTTCGGCCAGCAACGCCAGGGACATGCGCAGGACTTCCTGCTTTTTGATTTGCAACTTTGCGGACAGTCGCGCCAGTTGGCGAATTTGAACAGCGTTCAGTCGTAGAGAGATGGTGCTGATTTTCGGCATGCAGAAATCGTACGGGAGCGAACTGACGGCAGAGTGGTATCAAGGAGATGCCAAAATGGAAATTTTCGGGGTGACAGTCGAAGCAAGTGGGGCGTATGGTCAGGGCAACAACAAACATCCCCAACACACGTTGGGACATTTCGAATGCCCCGCGTGCGACGAGCTACGCCAAATGTATTCTTGTACCCTTTCTGCCACGCTGACCTTTGCTGAGGCGCCT